AGTTAAGTCTTACTGAAGAACAGAAAATAATAAATAGTGCAAGGTTATCTGGTGCTACTGAAGAACAGTTACGTCAAATAGAAAATTATATAGAGCAAACACAATATCTAAAAGCCGCAAAGGAACAACAAAATAAAGAACAAGAAAGAGTAAATGATCTTCAAGAAAAATATAAAAATTTAATCAAAGAAACAAATGATAAGTCGCAAGAGTTTGAGGCTATTGCAGATGAACTATTGCAATTAAGAGATGATCTTGTCTCTGCTGGATATGATGAACTAGAAGTAAATCAAAGAATTCAAATGGCTTTAAAAAGTCAGTACGATGAAATAAACAATATAAAAGATAAAGGAAAAGAAGCAGAGCAAACTTACAAAGTTTTAGGACAAACAATATCTTCAGCTTTTGAAGATGCCATCATGCAAGCGAAAAGCTATCAAGATATTTTGAATGGTATCTTGACTGACATTGCTCGTATTGTTTTACGCAGAACATTGACTGATCCATTGCAGCAAGCCTTTGAAGGCTATATGAGTAGCGTTGGCTTTCCTTCATTTACTGGCGGTGCTAGTGGCACTAAACCATCCGGTACTGGTGTTCCTGCTTTTAATCAACCTGCAAGAGCAAATGGCGGTATGGTCACTGGCAACAATGCTTATCTAGTTGGCGAAAGAGGCGCAGAAATATTTGTACCGAATAGTAGTGGCACTATTATTCCTAATGGTCGTGGCATGGATGGCGGTGGTGTAGCAGTCAACATAAACAATTATTCTGGTCAGCAAGTGCAGACTAGAGAAGTAAAAGATGCAAGAGGTAACAGAAGCATCACAGTACAGATTGGTGATGTTGTGGCGCAGGAAATTGCTCGCAATGGTAGCAATGCAAACATGGCATTGAGAACCACATTCAGTACAAAACCGAATCTTGTAGGAAGATAAAATGGCTGCATCATATACATGGCCGGGATCATTGCCAGCTAGTCCGTTGACGGATTATGTAGAAGAAAGAAATTTAAATATTCTCTACACACCAATGGATGCTGGTCCTGCAAAGATGAGGCGCAGAAGTACATTGCCTGATACGCTCAGAGTCAATTACATACTGACAGCAGCGCAGGTAGATACACTAGATACCTTTGTGTTTACTACATTGTCTGGCATTGCTCGTTTTAATTACAATCATCCAAGAACAGGCGTGGCTGAAGAAGTCAGAATTGTTCCTCAAGGTGAGGCAATGTACACAATCAGCTATGAGAGCAAAGATTTGTACAAGGTAAGTTTGACACTTCAGGTTCTGCCATGAGCCGCTTATCGTCGCTTACTTCGACTGCCATATCAGCACTGCTGTCGCAAGAATCAAGCGACACATTTATTACCCTCATCACAATTAGCGGCACTGGCATCTCTCCTGCAATCAGACTTGCTGATAACTACACACAAAGAATTAGCGAAACTTCACAAGAGATAACTTATGGTGTTGAGAGTAGATCACAAGATTATTTATTCCTGCCATTCAATTTAACTCTGCCGATAGAAGATGCAAACCAAGCACCAACTTGCAATCTGACTATTAACGATGTAACCAGATATTTAATTCCTACAATAAGAAATATATCTGCTCCACCTACCGCAACGATTGAACTGGTTTTAAAATCTGATCCTGATACTGTAGAAATATCTTTTCCATCTTTTTTAATTAGTGGAATTAACTATAACGCAGATTCAGTTACGGCAACTTTGACTCTAGGTTCATTGGCACAAGAGCCGTTTCCAGCACATACATTTACGCCAGCTTACTTCCCGGGATTGTTCTAATGAATTATTGGTGGAACGAATATGTAGGTATTCCCTATCAAGAAAAAGGCAGAGCCAAAGATGGAGCTGACTGTTGGGGATTGGTGCGTCTTGTATATCAAGAGCAATTCAATATTGCTTTGCCTACTCTGCTTGATGAATACGAAACAGAAAATAAAGACAGCATTGCAGAATTAGTTTCGATCACTAAAGAAGGTTGGAAGCAGATTGATAATCCGTCTACTGGTGATGTAGTCGTATTCAATATTGTTGGTCAGCCAGTTCATGTAGGAATCGTTACATCTCCCGGGATGTTCCTTCATGTACGCAGAGATCAAGATGCGGTAATAGAAAGGCTTACCACTGGCGCATGGAAGCATCGCATTGTCGGCTACTACAAATACGAAGAAAGAAAAGATAGTGCTATCAGCTTTGGTGGAATAGTTCATCCACTGAGGACGGAACGAATTGATGGATTGGTTCCTGAAGGTTTATCTATTTCTCAGATAGTAAACTTCCTTGCTGAGAATAATAATTTAAACGATAAGTTTGATGCACACATAATGCTTGATGGAAAAGTTATTCCAAAAGCAGAGTGGGAAGTAGTAATTCCAAAGCAAGGTTCTAGAGTAGAGTATCGCGCAGTTGCAGGAGATGATACGACAGCAAGAATTATAGGCACGATTGTAATTGCTTTTGTTGCTTTTTATGCTCCGCAATTTTTTGCGCTAACAAATCCGTATGCAATTTTTGCGACACAAGTTGCAATCAATATTGCAGGTGCGTATTTACTCAACTCAATATTTCCTATTAGGCCAGCACCTACCGTTGATACTAGCAACAAGTCACAAAATCTATTGCAAGGTGGTAGCAATCAAGCGAATCAATATGGAGCTATACCAGTTACGCTTGGTCAATATAGATATACGCCTCCACTTGGTGCGGTGAATTATATTGAATCAACTAGCAGTGCAAGTTATTTAAAAATGCTGATGGTTTGGGGATATGGTCCATTACAAATTTCTGACTTGCGAGTTGGCGATGTACCAATCAATACTCTTGAGGAAATAGAATACGAAACTCTAAATGATTATGATGGTGTCGTTGATAGTACAAGCAAGTTTAAAAAAATATATGGGGAAGATGTATCTCAAGAATTTGTAAATATAAAACTTGAATGTAACGAAAGAGATATATCAAGCGCAACAAGATCATCTAATGTGGTGACTATTGTTACAACTCAAGATCATGGAATGTCGACCGGATGGCTTGCAAGGATTTATAAAGAAACAATAGTAAGACAGAATCGAAGTCAAATTATAACTAGGACTGATTTAAGTTTTTCTGGCGTTATTACAAAAATAAATGACACAACTTTTACAATTAACAATACAGGATCAAATGGTTCTGTTGATGTTGATATAGTTATTGCGTCACCTTGGACTGAAAAAGTTATTGCTGATCCATGCGATAAAGTAAGCGTTACTTTGCATTTTCCTGAAGGCTTACGGAAGATGGCAATCGAAGGAGGTAATGCTGGGAAATCAGACGAAAACGGTTTTAGAGCAACAATTCAAATAAGACAATTAGATAGTAATACATTAGCGCCACTTACTGATTGGGGTGATGTAGATCAAAAAATTTATTCTTCAAAAGTTGAATTAGATAAGGCTTTTTTTAATATAGATAATGATGAAACATTAGAACCTGTTTATAGATGGACTCGCGTTAGTTTAAGCCAATACAATAAAATTATTATAAGAACAGGTGCTTTTACAACTGATCCAACAGCCGATCCTACCGGCAATATTTTAACTAGACAACAAGAGGCCTCTTTTGGGTTCAACAATGTTTTTACAAGATTGCCTGATCTTGGAGTAGGTGAAGAAGAATTGTGGCAGATTTGTATTTATGGGAATAAAGTTTATCAAACAATAGATAAGCGAGGCGTTAGTCCTTCAACTGCTACTGTTACAGGCTGTGCTCTAACAATGACTGGCTTGCAAGCTAACATTGCAGCAGGAACAATTACAAGAGCGCAAGATGATGCTATTAGATTTGGTGCTTCAGGAGAATCTTATGTAAAAAGAAAAAATGCTTTTAGTCATACAATTTCTTTTGATGTACCTAATGGAGCACAAGAAGTAAGAATTAGAAGAACAAATGATAGCTCAAAAGAATATGTAAATAGTTCAGGCAATAATGCCATTAGGTTTCATGACTGCTATTTTGTATCTGTAACTGGATACGAATCATCAATAAAACCAGTTACTCCTCCAAAAAAACTAGCAATGACAGCCTTGCGAGTTAAGGCTACAAATCAACTTAATGGTCAAATTGATGGCATCTCTGGCATCATTACTTCTGTCTGTAAAGATTATGACACAGCAAATAAAACTTATGCTGTA